ACGTGGGCTGCGGCTAATGAATATACCCACCCTAACCACTCAGGAGAAGTAACATCTACTGGTGATGGTGCAACAGTCATAGCAGACAATATTGTAGATGAAGCAAATTTAAAAGTATCTAATACCCCTACTAATGGTCAGTTCTTATCTGCTCAAAGTGGTAATACAGGTGGCTTAACTTGGGCTGATGTAACCATACCGCCGTCAGGTAACACCATATCATTAGTAGCCGATGGTGCTATTGCTGCTGGTAAACCAGTAACTCTTACAACTGCTGGTAAAGTAAAACAAATAGCACAAACGGTAACTGAAAGAACATCACAACTATCACATGGTAATCAAGGTAATGATGGTAGCAGTATGAGTGGTGATGGTTCAGCTAAAACATATAGGTTTAACGCAATAACCTTTTCTGAAACATCAAATACAGGTGGTTTTTTCTTTAGAAACTACACCACTGGTAATAATTTAGAGTGTAGAGCATTTAATCTACATAGTACTACTGGTAATGCAAATATCCCAAGTGCCTCAAACGTAACTGTATTAAGTGACGACTACGACCAAATCAGTGCTTGTTGGGAAGCTACTAATAATAAATTTATTATTGTCGCAAAGAAAGATAGTGATAGCAAGACTTATATGACATGGGTATCAGTTTCTGCTAATACCATAACGGCTTCTGGAAATACTTTTGATATTAATAATGTTGCTGCAAATCATCCTAAATGCTGTGATTGCGGTAGCGGTAGGGTCGCAGCCATAACTAATGTTTCTCATAGTGATGTCCACGAAAACTATTTGACAATGTATAGCTGGAGTGGTTCTAATTACACAGAGGGAGGAGGTGAATTTGTAGCGGATTCAGGAACATCTAGCAACCCAACTAATCATAGTGATATTGCCTATCATGTAGCCGAAGGGAAAATTGTTTGTGTTTATCATAATGAAAGTAATAATGTAGGATGCAAGATTGGGACTATCTCAGGAACAGGAAGTAGCATGACTACCTCTTGGGGATCTGAAGTAACAGTTGCAAGTGCCGCAGAATTACCAAGAGTAGTAATAGATGTAAATACTGGAAAAGTTGTAGTTACTTATGTATACACATCAAGTAATGCTCCATATTCAAAAGTTGGAACAATTAGCGGAACAAGTATTTCCTTTGGAACGGAAGCTTTAGTTGATTCAGGAGTGACAGATGCTGACAATCCAAATTTGTTTAGGCCAGCTTTGATTTATATAAAAAATCTACAAAAAGTTGTTTATGGTCATACAGTGCTTTATGGAGGTAATTATTATACAGTTACAAGAACAGGCACGGTAAGTGGTACTAGCATTAGTTGGGCTAATCAATTCCAGCATTGGCCTAATGGTGTTGGAATTAGAGGAATAGCAATGGTTGATCTAAATAATGCTTCTAAAAATAAATTTGTACTAGGTGGTAGAAATGATAATTATTCTGATAGAGGTGTTTATAAAACAATAGATTTGACTTCAGCCGTCAGTAACTTAACTGACGCTAATGATTGTATAGGTTTTTCTGATGCTGCTTATTCAGACGGTCAAACGGCTACTATTAAAACATACGGTAATACTATTGATAACTTATCAGGGTTAACTATTGGTAGTCTTTACTACATTCAGGGTAATGGAACATTAGGAACTAGTTGGGATAGTAGTAACTTGACTAGTTTTGCAAGTAATACCCCTTTAGCTGGTATGGCTTTAAGTGCTACTAAATTATTAATAAGAGATCCTAGAGCTAATACTTAGTGAAACTCCCATCCTTTAACCTACCTGAACTTTTTAATCTTCCGACATCAATAGATCTACCGAATCTTACATTTAAAGAACCTACAGCTATTTATCCGAGTTATAAACCAATGGTTGTAGCTCCAAATAAATTAGCAAGACCTGCAGGTGTTCCATCAGTAGAAATGGAAGAGCAAATGATGGAGGAAGAGGAAAGAAAAGCGGAAGGAAAACCACCAAAGAAATCAGAGACCCCAGAGGTTAGGAGAGTAGATATACCTTTCACTGATCTGCAGTTTCCGTTACCCAAAGAAGAAATACTCGTAACCGCTGGAACTACAGCATCAGTGTCTGTTATAGCTACGTTAACGGTGACATCAATTTTTAAACATACAGTTAAAGTGATGAAGCCTGTTATACAACAATTAGCAAAAAGAATTCAAAAGAAATTCGATGGAAGTAAAGGAGGAGACGAAGCCCAAAGGACTAGTAGCTAAAATCAAAGAAAATACACAAGATGAATTAGAAATTCTTGGTACTTTTGTAAGATTAGGTGTCGTAGTCTGGTCGGGCTTCATATGAAATAATTACCTTAAACTATGTTGAAATACCAGGTGTAAAAAAGACTCAAAACACGGATATAACGTTTGTTGCTAGTGTATTTGGATCTGCACTTTTCAGTTTTGGCATTCAGTCAAATAATAATAATAAAGGTAATAATAAACCACCCGTAAACTGTCCCATGATGAATAAGAAAAAAGAGACAACATGAAAAAGTATTTTCTACTTTTATTTCTATTGGTTCCAACAGTTGCCAAAGCAAATACTGTTACCCCAAGTTGGACAAATGGTTCAATGAATTCAACCACCAATTCTACTCAGTCAATAGTTGAGACGGTGACAACAAATATATATTCAGGAGATTATTCGAGTTGGACGGGACACAACGTTACGGCAACTGGTGCGCTGAATGGAGGACAATCTTCGTTCGATATTACAACACCTGGAGACAATTATCAGCTAGAGATTGTAAACAGAGTAGCTGGTCAAGTACTCGAAAATACAGTAATAAACCGCACCATAGATACGACATCTACTACTACATCCTTATCGGTATTCTCTCAATAGGAATACCAGTTAAGGCTGGAGAAGGTGATACAGTATTAAACCCTCAGACCTCAGCGGCTGCAACGGGAAATGTGACTAATCAAGCGGTGCAATTTCAGAATAATTCTGGTGTATCTAGACAACAATATGGAGGCGGTTTGGTCTGTAATGGATCAGTATTAACCGTCTCTCCTTATTACTTAGGTAATGAGGTTAAACCATATGATGAAGAGTCATATAACATTAACCAAAATTGGGGATTACAGATGACGTTTATGATCCCACTACAAGGGGATACAGTTAGGTTATGTAAAAAACTAGCTAAACAACGTTTGTTAAAAGAGGAATTAAATTTCGAGCTAGTTAGAATAGATAACTGCACACGATTCATGCAACGTGGTTTTGCACTAAAGCCTGGATCTAGAGTAGCTAATATATGTTCTGATGTAGTTCCAATTGCAGCATTAATTGAAAAAGAAAAAAACGAATCCACTAAGAAAAAATGAGTACAATCAGCGACGCGATAGCTAGACAAAAAGAAGCTGAAGCGAAAAAAAAGTCAAAAAAAACTACTACTAAAAAAACCACTAAAGAATGATAATTTTAATCAAACCCATCCTATTAGCTTTCGCTAAATCAGATTCAGTTAAGAAGTTAATTGTTGATATTTTAAAAAAACTTGTAGCTACTACAGATAATTCTGTTGATGACAAAGCTGTTGAGTTTATAGAACAGCAACTATTCAAAAAAACCAAATGAAAAAAGCCACTGAAGCCCAATTTAATGAATTACATAATCTCGTCACTAAAGAATTCCTAAAGAGGGTGAAAAGTGGTGAAGCTTCTACCCAAGATCTAAAAGCAGCCTGTGAATGGCTCAAAACAAACGACATCAGCGGCGTGACAATGGAAGGTAATCACTTAGAGAAGTTAGCTTCCATCATGCCCAAAATTGATCCTGACCTAGTAAAGAGTAGATTAAATGGCAAGTACAGCTGAGTATTACAGATCAAACCCTGCAGCTAGAAAGCGCAGGTTAAAACAACAGGCCAAATACAACAAAACTAAAAAAGGTTTAGCTATACGAGTTAATGCTAATCGGTTGAATAGAGATCTTGGAACTTACGGCAACGGTGATGGCAAAGATGCTGCTCACTATAAAGGCAGTAAGACAAAAGGAAGACTCCAATCTCCATCTACAAACCGTAAAAGCAGATTAAAAATTCGTACATGACACCTTTACTACCAAACCCTGAACACTACTTACATAACCTAATAACCATGACAAGTCCTGACGCTAAAAGGCTATGGAGAAAAGCTATTAAAGAGCATTTCAATTGTCAATGTGTTTATTGCGGAAATAATTATGAATTACACCAACTTACGCTTGATCATGTCAAGCCACGAACTTTTGGAGGAGAAAGTATTACGAGCAATCTCGTACCAGCCTGCAGAAAATGTAATCAGGGAAAAGGTAGCAATCCTTGGCGCGAATGGATGCGTCAAACATTCGGACATCAACCCTCAAGAGAACAGATGATCCTTACACATATTAATTAACTATGGCAGTAACACTAGGAAAAGGTACAAAGTACAACTCAAAGACCAAAACTGGCTGGAAAAGAGAAGGAGATAGATGGGTTTACTACGAAAAAGGCGTGAAGAAAAGAAGTGCAGAACTTGGTAAAAAGTTTCTTTCTGCAATTGATAAAAAAGTAGTAAAGCCTGTTGGAAATGCTTTAAGAGATGCTTCAAGAATAGGACAAAGCAGCGACTACTTTGATAAAACTAAAGGTAGGTATTTAACAAAGAACGAACTTAGAGCAAAGAACATAAAAGATAATAAAAAAAAAGTAAAAATTAGAAAGGTTGAAGTAGAAAAGACTAAACCTGAAAATAGACAGGAAAGAATTAAACGCGAAGGCTTGGCTACTTGGCGTGTAAATTCTGATGCACAGAAAAAACTAAATATTGATAAGAAAAGAGTAAAGGTTGATCCACCTAAAACTGATAAGAAATCTACGTCTACTAATGAGCGTAAGAAAATCCCTGGTGAGTTTCCAGGCACAAGGGAAGAGTTTAATAAAAAATACGGTATAGAAGATAAAGGTGGTAAGAAAGAATCTAATAACAACAAAGTTAAAATTAAGAAAGATAAGCCTAAAGAAGAAAAGAAAAACTTAAATATCAAGAAAGGTGAAACTGAAGCTGAAGCAAGAGCGAAATGGGAGAAGAAAACTAGAAATAGCCCTGCACGTAGATCAGGTGAGTTCACCAAGGATGAACTATGGGAGCTGCATAAAAAACATAAGAAGTGGAAGAAGGCTAATAACAGGCGTTAAGCCACATCAAAACTATTTAATAATCAAACGTACATGAGCAACGTTATAACGGCTCTACAGGACGATTTCAAGCTGTTTCTGAGTGCATTATGGGATCAGCTTGATCTCCCTCCACCGACTAGGGCGCAATACTCTATTGCAGACTATTTACAAGATGGTCCAAAACGTCTACAGATTCAAGCCTTCCGAGGAGTCGGAAAATCTTGGATTACTGGAGCTTTCGTTTTATGGACTCTATTTAAAGACAACGAAAAGAAGATAATGATCATCTCTGCCTCTAAAGAGAGAGCAGACAACATGTCTATCTTTTTACAAAAACTAATAATCGAAACACCGTGGTTACAACACCTACAACCAAAAGGAGATGACAGTAGATGGTCCAGAGTTTCATTCGACGTAGAATGCCCACCTCACCAAGCTCCATCCGTCAAATCCCTTGGTATAACTTCGCAGTTAACTGGATCTCGCGCAGATCTGATGGTACTAGACGATGTAGAAGTTCCTGGCAACTCTATGACGGAGTTGATGCGTGAAAAACTTCTTCAACTATGTACAGAAGCCGAAGCTATCCTCACGCCAAAAAGTGATAGCCGTATTTGTTATCTCGGGACTTGCCAAAGTTGTTTTACTATATACGATAAGTTGGCTCAGCGTAATTACCGTCCCTTCGTTTGGCCCTCAAGATACCCAAGAAAAGATAAAGTCTCCCAATACGAAGGATTACTAGCTCCTCAAATACAAGAAGACCTAGATAATGGTGTAGAAGAATGGTCTGTAACAGATCCTGATAGATTTACTGACGAAGACCTACTAGAACGTGAAGCGTCTATGGGTAGGTCTAACTATATGCTTCAGTTCCAGCTGGATACATCACTATCTGATGCTGAGAAGTTCCCTCTTAAGAATGCTGACCTTATCGTTACCTCAGTTAACCCTAAAGAGGCTCCAGACCAAATAGTTTGGTGTTCTGATCCAGTTAACGTCATTAAAGATTTACCGACCGTAGGACTGCCAGGAGACTACTTCTATAAGCCTATGCAGATACAAGGTGAATGGACTCCTTATACTGAGACAATTTGTTCTTGCGACCCCTCTGGAAGGGGAGCCGATGAGACAGCAGTTTCATACATCTCTCAAAAGAATGGCTTCCTCTACCTACACGAAATACGCGCTTACCGTGACGGTTACTCAGACAAAACTCTTCTAGACATCCTTAGAGGTTGTAGAAAATATAATGTCACTAAACTACTCATCGAATCTAACTTTGGTGATGGTATCGTCTGTGAACTCTTCAAAAAACACCTTCAGATGACAGGTCAAGCAATAGATATTGAAGAAACTAGAGCTAACGTACGTAAAGAAGAACGTATCATTGATGCTCTAGAACCTGTCATGAACCAACACAGGCTTGTAGTTGATAGAAAGGTAATTGAATGGGATTATAACTCTAATCCTGATGACGCTCCTGAAATAAGACTACAATATTTCCTCTTTTTTCAAATGAGTCGTATGTGCCGTGAAAAAGGCGCAGTTACTAGAGACGATAGACTCGACTGTTTAGCACAAGGCGTTAAATACTTTACTGACGCTATGGCTATCTCTGCTCATGAAGCAATTAAAGCTAGAAAGAACGAAGAATGGCAGTCTATGTTCCAAGATTATCTAGACAATCCTACTTCCTCAGCTAACCATCTCGTACTAGGTATGAACAAAGAACAAAGGGATAAAGCTCGTAATATTGAAAATAACAACTCTTCAGTCCCTACCTGGGTTTAGCTTTGAACCCTTACCTATACAGGGAAAGAGAAGGGTGGACTCAGAACCTGTAGTAAGTGGGAGAGGAAACTGAAAAGTCGGATATGTCCTAAGACACAAATCTCCCTTTTACTTATTAACGATGAATGTTAATACTTTAAATACTACTCTACACCTACGTTAACGACGTTATATAGGTCTTTTTTATTCAATATATTTTAAATTAAATTTTGAAAAAACGAATTCTCGTTGCTTGCGAGTTTTCTGGAAGAGTGAGGAATAGTTTCAATAGATTTGATAATTGTGAAGCAATTTCTGCCGATCTACTACCTACTGAAACACCAGGCCCTCATTACCAAGGAAACGTCTTAGATATCATAGATAATGGGTTTGACCTTATGGTTTGTCACCCCCCGTGCCGCTTCCTCGCGTCTTCAGGAAGCCAATGGTGGAAGTCTAGACAAAAAGAACAAGAGGAAGCATTAGAGTTTGTAAGAACACTACTTAATGCAGACATCCCTTACTAAAGCCTACTAATATTGTTGAAGGTAGAGAACCAGCTATATGGAAGATAGGACCATCTGGTAAAAAAGATGAACCACGCTGGAAAAAGCGCAGTGTAACCTATCAAGGAATAGCTGATGCTATGGGAGAACAATGGAGTACTATATAGACGTTAAATTTTGGCAAAAATCTTTCTCACCTATATACGACCGCCCAAGGACGGCAAGACCCCCCAAGGACCCCAAAAGAAGTACATTTGTACCAGAAAATCAATCGATTTAATTGTTGAATGGTCCAGTTCTTGTCCAAATAGATTTTGAGTTTCAACTAGCTAGTCATATCAATAGGTTTCAAGGCTGCAGAACTGTGTGTTAAGCAGTTATGCAGAACATATGTACTATTATTTGAGGATATTTATAGATATTAGTAGATATGTACTATTCTTTTGTGTTGATATGCTGACCTGTCGATGTGTTGCGATCTGTTTGGTCATAATTCTTAACAAAGCTGAGATGCACTGCGCTGCAATGGGTTACAAGTCTCAATCATCATTCACCTAGGGTTATTACTAATCAATCTAGTTACTCAGTGATGCTTTATGTGCTTATTCGTGATTAGTATGTATCCAGTGGCGGACAAGTCACTAAAAGAATCTTGACAACTTAATAGATTAATTGGCTTTTCATCTCTCCACTACAGGAGGGATTGCTGCCTGGGTATTAACAATGGTTCAACTCCATTGGTCAGCATTAACAGCACTCCAGCTGTTATTTATTCGGAGCCACCGAAATGAAAATCGAATTCGACATGTTAGAGGAACTTCTTGAGTATTGCAAAGAGTTGACTGAACAACTCGAACAAGCAAGAAAAGAACATTCCCAAGACGATTGGTCAGAGTTTGAATCAGAGTTTCCATTCTTAAGTCATGTTGTTGATTCAACTTTAGATGTTGAAGATACATTCTTAAAGATGACAGGGAAACTAGAAATCAGTGAACCTGATTAGCAAGCCTAGACGGTTTAGCAAGGGTGCAAATCCCTTGCCTTGCCTGGCCTTAGGGCCTTTATTCTCAATCATCAAAAGCCACCGATGACAACACGCATTACAAACGCAGACCTTGAACATTACGAGAAGCTTTTCAACGAAGCAACTGGTAATCCTGTAGATAGATTCACAGGTAATAACCAAAATCCTGGTCATGTATTTACACAAGGACAATATGGATACTTCACAATTGAAAGAATCTCTAATGAAAGTGGAGGAGCTAGCGATTTAGCTACTGGCCTCACAAAGAGACAAGCTTATGAATGGTATAAGACAGCGTTGAAAGGCATTGAACTATACCAAGCTAGAAGTTCCAACCTGTCCACCTGAGTCAACTCTCTAAGGGACTGCAACAGGCCATCAAGGGTGAAGGGGTGCAAATCCCTACCTGTTGCTTTGCCGTCCAACGAGGACGGTTTAAGGAGCCAATGACGAAGCATGGAACAGATGTACTACATCGTATCAAGCTCTACTCTGAGCGTTTAGATGTTGGGATCAAACTCAAGGACGCGGGGATGATTTCATCTAAACATTTGAACGAGTACATGCTGAAAGAGTTCGCTGATATTGTCGCGCCCAATCACAGAACTATCAGCAAAAAGTACAATTGATTTTCTCATCAAGCCTCTCATATCAAGGGGTTTGACGAGGGATTCTTAATACAATCTCCTCACTTCTCACATAACTAAGGGTTCTACCGATGGGGTATCTCTGGACACTTAAGACCATTCTTAAAGAGTGGCGAATCACAGGAAAACTTTCTGAAAAGAAAACTCATTTTCTACGTTCGAGGTATTTATTTGAATACTTAGGAGAAGAAGATTTCAAGGACGCACAACGAGCCTTGACCTGGACAACGAGATGAATCAAACGATTCTCTTTCTCAGCCCTACGGGGTTGACTAAGGGATTCAATATGAATCTCCTTTATTCCTACTAATAAAAACTAATGGATTGTAAAAACATTTCTTCTACTGATAGAGGTTTAATCATGGCTGCCTTAGATATGTTTGGCAATAGCAATGACGCCGAGCTTTCAATTAAAGAGAGGCAACGTTGCGCCGCAATAGTTAAGTCAGTCAAAGATTATTCCCTTAGACAGATAGCTGAGAAGAGTTACACAAGCCTGGTTAAGTAGGCAATTATCTCAATCATCAACCCACCTAAGATGAAATCATTCATTATCAACGAACGCTCTAACAGAGATGACATTAGTACATCTGCACTAGAGGTCATGGCTATTGATGCTGAAACCATCCGTACCAATGACGCACGTATCAAGGACTTAGAGGGAAAACAGTTAGCCTTGTTTATTCTTCTGGGTATAGTGACCGTACATGCAGTTCTTTTCTAGAGATAAGAATCATGAAACTAATTGGCAGTCAAACCTTCGACATTAATTTGTTAAAGGGTGCGCTAATCATCAATGAAAACGGTCTTGAGTCTTATATCAAGGACGTACAAGTTGATGTAGCTAACCATCAAATTCTTATCAAACTAGAAGATGGATCTTCCATAGATTGGAACACCCTGAAAAACTGGGGAATCCAATTTCAATAATATGGATTTACCTAAACTAATTAGAAAAGAAAACAACTGGGTTTCTTTCCAGCCACTTGATGACAATGTTCTACGCTTAAGAGGTGTAGGTCTTGTCGGTAATACCAAAGACTCTGGAGTGATGTCATTAAAAGATGCAAAACTGGAGCTTAAGTATTACTTACGTGATGGCTGGAAGTAACACATAATTCTGGGCGTTGGTTTCGCTGTTGGTTTAGATCAACAAAAATGTCGGTGGCTCCACATTGAAACCATGTAAGTCCTGGCCCTAAACGGGTGGATACCGTTGAAATGGACGAGGTTCGATTCCTCTCTTAGGGCTTTGCTTGTTTCTCACAAGCATATGCACACATATATAAGGAGAATTGGCAAAAAAGAAATATTACCCCAACAATTGGGAGCAATATAATTCCGCACCTGACGATCTATTTGAAGAAATAAATTTCATAGATTTCATGCTTTGGAAGTGCGATGGATGGGAAATCCCATCGTCGGTTTGTGCATTAATCCGAGAGGAGAATGAGCAAAACGGCAAAATCAAGATTAGGGAGTATGTATATCAAAGACCACATGCTGCCAAACAAAAGATCAAGAAGTTGTTCTCACAAAGCGACACGACCTTTTGTGTAGTTACCAAGGACTCCACACACGAAATATCCTCCGACAAAATCATTCATGAAATCCAAAGATATTGACAAAAAGTTATCTGATTTTGTATCAGAGATAGCAGAACACCCATACTCAAGTGAATTAATTACGCTGATGCAAGAACAGGTTGTTGCAGACCTCAGCAAAGCTGTATCATATAAGACAGCTATTTAAGGTGATATATAAAACCTCCAAATCATATGAGCTATAAAACATTAGTTGGATTCGATTTTCTGTATATCGGATGGGTTTTAGGTAAAAACACGTGTCCATTCTGGGATATGTGGCATGACAAATCACAAAAAACTATCTTTATATACCTTGGAAAGTTGAGAATAGAGCTATCATATGGGTAATCAAAACTGGCCTAGGAAGAGTCATGTCTTCTAGCAATCCGTTAAGAAAACACACAACAGATCCGCAAGTGGATAGAATATGGAAGGTAAACAACCTTCTTAGATTGCTTGATGAAGACATCACACCCATCGCGGTAAGTTGCCTCTTATATGTAATGAGCCACGATAAATGTCATAAGCAAGCAATGGAGCAGAGCGTAGGTTTATCAACTGCTAGTGGATCAAGGAATACTGACTTCTTATCTGCAACACACAGATTAGGAAAGCCAGGATTATCTCTCATCACAAAAGAACTTGACCCTTCAAATCGTCGCCGCCAAATCCTTTCATTAACGGATAAAGGACGGAGATTAGCCGAACAACTTAAATCAATTCTCTATGAGTAAGTCACCCTCTTACGGGGAATTACGAGAACTTTGCTTAAATGAGTACAACCCTTGGAGAAATGGAGGAGGTCGTAAGACTGCCATGATCTACAGTGGTGCGTTTCAAAAGGAGCATGGTTCTAATTTCCCTGCTAAAAACATAACCAAAAAGGTTATGAATAATTACCACTTAATCCTCGAAGATTTAGGTAATTCAGATTCAACAATCAACCGAAAGACATCGGCAGTTTCAACCATATTGAAATTTGCTTATGACATAGGCGAGATTGATTTCCAACCTCCAAGATTCCAAAGACGCAAGGAGATAGGAACTATTAGAAAGTTCTATACCAAAGAACAAATCGAACGGATAGCTGAAGTTGCATTAAAAGAGTTTGAGAATGAACCACTACATGACATCACATTGGTCGCTGCTTACACCGCAATGAGGCAAGGTGAGATATTAAATATGAAAGCAAAAGACATTGACTTCTTATTAAATATTATTCATGTTGGTGGTAGTTCCCATAACAAAACAAAAACAGGAAACTATCGGACAGTTCCTATTAGTTCTAGGATCAAAGAGATCTTACAAACTAAGTGCGAATATCTTGCGCCTAATGATTATGTATTCCGTACAGATTGGGCATCAAGACATATGTTACTTAAGACATTTAGGAATGTGACTCACCGATATTTAGGATTTGGTGAAGGATATTGTTTCCATAGTTTGAGACATTCTTTTGGACATTTAGGCGTAGAAGCTGACATCTCCATTAGAAAGATTCAAAAAATTATGGGACATGCCAACATCAATACTACTTTGAGGTATGCTGATAGTTCAGACAAGAGTTTGCAAGAAGCAATCGAAAAGATTTAGCAATCTAGCGAATCTAATGCTTTTAAAATCGAACCAAAATCCTAGGTTTCTGACAAGCAAACTCATATCTACCACAACAACGGATCGTCGAGATCCATTGGCCCACCTGGCGGAATTGGTAGACGCGCTGGTTTTAGGTGCTAGCTAAACTATTATCCACTCAAGGACAGGTTAGCAAAAGACGCTAGCCTTCCTTTTATACACTACCTATCCAGTTGAGGATAGATCTATACATACAATCTAGCTACCATTTTCCATGCCTACAACGCAGCTGATCGATGCTGAAATAGAGTTAGAAACACATGCAATTAACGAGGGTAAGAGAAGATTAAGGCAACAGGAAATCAAACTAAAGGAGAAGCAATACTATTCTGCCTCTGTCGTAGGAGTCACAAGCATAGATACACTTTTGCCTTTAGTTGTTGATA